GACGTTGTAGGTCAATGTGACCCTTATGGTGGTTTCATCTGTGATGTTAAAGAGATAATGGATATTGTATGCCCTCCTAAGAAGGTTAAGCCAAATACTAATCTATCAGCTAAACCTAAGAAGAAGAAATATGTAAGAGCTAGAGATGAAGATGGGCACTTTGTAGCAGATGACCCAGAGACACTCGACATTAATGAAGCTTGGAAAGAAGTAAAGTAATGACAAAGAGAACCCTCACAGAGAAGCAAGAGTTATTCTTAGCTGTTCTATTTGAACAGGCAGAGGGTGATCCTTTGATGGCTAAGAAGCTAGCAGGATACTCAGATAACGTTTCAACTTCATCAATTACAGCTTCACTAGTAGACGAGATAGCAGAGCTTACACGTAAGTTCATAGCTCAGTCTTCAACTAAAGCAGCATATACAATGTTCAAAGTAATGGGCGATGTAGATATGTTAGGTGCTAAAGAAAAGATGACTGCTGCTAAAGACATTATGGATAGAGCAGGATTTGTTAAAACAGAGAAGGTGGAAGTATCTACTGTAGAACCAGTATTCATTTTACCTGCTAAGAAAGAGGAATAATATGGCAGCTAAGAAAGACCCTAGACTAGCAAGAGCAGGTGTATCTGGTTTCAATAAACCTAAGAGAACTCCTGGCCACCCTAAGAAGTCTCACGTTGTTGTTGCTAAAGTTGGTGACAAGATTAAGACTATTCGTTTTGGTGAACAAGGTGCTAGTACTGCAGGTAAACCTAAAGCAGGTGAATCAGCAAAGATGAAGAAGAAAAGAGCATCATTCAAAGCTAGACATGGCAAGAACATTGCTAAAGGTAAGATGTCAGCAGCTTACTGGGCAGACAAGGCAAAGTGGTAATGCCAACTTCAACTAAGAAACCTAAAAGTAAAGTTAATGCATCTGGTAACTACACCAAACCTACAATGCGTAAGAGACTGTTTGCTAAGATAAAAGCAGGCACTAAGGGTGGTTCAGCAGGCCAGTGGTCAGCTCGTAAGGCACAGATGCTAGCTAAGCAATATAAAGCAGCAGGTGGAGGTTACAAGAAATGAAGGCTCCTCAGAAATCACTTAATAAATGGACTAAAGAGAAGTGGGGTACTAAATCAGGTAAGAACTCTACTCAAGGTTCTAAAGCTACTGGTGAGAGATACTTACCTAAAGCAGCTAGAGAAGCATTAACAGATAAAGAGTATGCAGCAACATCTGCTGCTAAGCGTAAAGGTAAAGCGTCTGGTAAACAGTTCGTTAAACAACCAAAGAAAATAGCTGCAAAGACAGCTAAGTACAGGTTCAACAAAGGTGGTTATGTTGCATGTGGTGCATCTAATCCAGGGACTCATAAGAAAACTACTTGACAAACTGATGTGTGTGTGATATAAAGATGGCTAGAAAACAAGCTCCAACATTAACTGCTATTCCTGTTGATCAATCTTGGAAGATTCCTAAGAGAGGTTTAGACGGAGAGTACTACCCGATAGTAAGAGTAGGTAGACATATTCCTTTTGGATATGAGCAAGATGAAGGTGATAAAGATATACTTCAACCAATCCCCGAACAACTAGAGATGTTAGAGATGGCTAAGAAGTACTTGAAAGAGTACAGTCTCCGACTAGTAGCCAGATGGCTTACAGAACAATCGGGTAGATATATTTCACATGTAGGATTAAACAAACGTGTCAGCATCGAAGAAAAACGAAGGTATACGGCCTCAGCCCATAGAGACTATGCAAGGCGCTACCAAGAAGCAAGTGAAAAAGCGAGAGTCATCGAAGAAGAAAGACTCGGTGGTAGAAGTACAAGAAAGCTCGACAGAGACGACTGAACCAACTCCTACCTACGCACAACCTAAACCAGAGCCTATTGATGTCAAGAAAGCACAAGACATTATCTTCGCTCCTAATCCTGGCCCTCAGGAAGACTTCCTAGCTTCTAGTGAGCAGGAAGTTTTATATGGTGGAGCAGCAGGTGGTGGTAAGTCGTATGCGATGGTTGCAGACCCAGTACGTTACTTCAATAACCCACAGTCCAGAGGATTGTTAGTTAGACGTAGTACAGAAGAATTAAGAGAACTTATCTCAGTATCTAAACAGTTATACCCACGAGCTATTCCAGGTATTAAGTTTATGGAAAGAGATAAGACTTGGGTAGCTCCTAGTGGTGCTACTTTATGGATGTCATATCTTGATAGAGATGATGATGTTATGAGATATCAGGGACAGGCTTTTAACTGGATAGGACTCGATGAGCTTACACAGTGGCCTTCCCCTTTTGCATGGAACTACATGAGATCACGTCTACGTGCTACTAGTGCTTCTCAGCTACCTCTTTATATGAGAGCAACAACAAACCCTGGTGGCCCAGGACATTTCTGGGTTAAGCAAACATTCATTGACCCTGCACCTGCTAATACATCTTTTGACGCTACTGATGAACATGGTGAAGTAATACAATGGCCTAAAGGACATACAAGAGAAGGTGAACCTTTATTTAAACGTAAGTTTATACCTGCTAACTTGTTTAACAATCCATACTTATCAGATGACGGTATGTATGAAGCTAACCTACTATCAATGCCAGAACATCAACGTAGACAGTTACTAGATGGTGATTGGAGTATATCAGAAGGTTCAGCCTTCTCTGAGTTCAGTGTTAAGAAGCATGTAATAGAACCATATGATATACCAGATAGTTGGGCTAAGTTTAGAGCATGTGACTATGGTTACGGTTCGATGACAGCAGTATTATGGTTTGCTGTAGCTCCTGATGAACAGATAGTTATATACAGAGAGCTATACGTTAACAAGACTACTGCTTCTGATTTAGCAGATATGATTATAGAGATAGAAAAAGGTGAACGTATAAGATACGGAGTACTCGATAGCTCTTTGTGGCACAATCGAGGAGACACTGGCCCTAGCTTAGCAGAACAAATGATTCAAAAAGGTTGTCGTTGGAGACCATCAGATAGATCAAAAGGTTCTCGTATAGCAGGTAAGAACGAAATACATAGACGTTTACAGATAGATGAGTTTACAGAAGAAGCTAGACTAGTATTCTTCAACACCTGTCGAAACATAATATCAGAATTACCCTCTCTTCCTCTTGATAAAAACAATCTAGAAGATGTAGATACTAAGAGTCCCATAGATCACGGTTATGATGCTCTAAGATACGGTTTAATGACTAGACCAAGATCATCACTTTGGGATTATGACCCTTCTACACAACGCTCAGGCTTTCAAATGTCTGACCCCACATTTGGCTACTAAGGAATAAAACATGGATGAGTACGAAATGGACGAACAAGTAATGGAAACTATAATGGATGATGCAGAATCTTCCTATGTAGATGACATAAGCGAAGGAGATACAACAGATGAGCCAGTAGGTAAGGTTGTTTCTTACGTTACTGAACGTTTTAAGAGAGCTGAGACAGCTAGATACACTGATGAAGAGCGTTGGGTTAAGTCTTACCGTAACTACAGAGGTATATATGGCCCTGACGTACAGTTTACAAGCACTGAGAAGTCTAGAATCTTCGTTAAAGTTACTAAAACTAAAGTATTAGCTGCATATGGCCAGTTAGTAGAGGTTTTATTTGGTAATAACAAGTTCCCTATCTCTATTGACCCTACAACTCTACCAGAAGGTATAGCAGAAGCTATGCATTTCGAGTCTAACCCAGATATGCAAGCAGCTAAAGCTGATAAAGCCCCTGCTATTAGCCCTGAGGACTCTAAACTACGTCCAGGTGAGACTATTCCAGAGCTTATGGAACGTTTAGGTGGAATGGCTGAGCAATTAGAGCCAGTAGCCGACATTATGGAGGAAGGTGAAGGTAGAACTGCTACTGAAGTAACCGTACATCCTGCAATGGTAGCTGCTAAGAAGATGGAAAAGAAGATACATGACCAATTAGAAGAATCAGGTGCATCTAAGAAGCTTAGAACTGCTGCATTTGAATGTGCTTTGTTTGGTACAGGTGTCATGAAGGGGCCCTTTGCTGTAGATAAAGAGTATCCTAATTGGGATGAAGAAGGTAACTATAAACCTCGTGTTAAAACAATGCCTCAGTGTGATGCTGTTTCAGTATGGAACTTCTACCCAGACCCAGACGCTAACTCTATGGATGAAGCTGAGTATGTAGTAGAACGTCACAAGATGTCTAAGTCACAACTACGTGCTTTAAAGAAACGTCCGTTCTTCCGTAAGAATGCTGTTGATATGGCAATGGGTTATGGTCAGTCCTACACTAAAGAGTGGTGGGAACAGGCTATGGAAGACGATGCACAAGAAACAGCTACAGAACGTTATGAAGTACTTGAGTTCTGGGGTTATGTAGATACAGAAGTATTAGAAGACCACGATGTTGACATTCCATCAGAACTAAAAGATGTAGATCAACTTAACTGTAACATCTGGATTTGTAATGGACAAGTAATCCGTTTAGTAATGAATCCATTTAACCCACAGGTTATACCTTACTACGCAGTACCATACGAAGTAAACCCTTACTCTTTCTTTGGAGTTGGTTTAGCTGAGAACATGGATGATACACAATCTCTAATGAATGGTTTCATGAGAATGGCTGTAGACAATGCTGCATTATCAGGTAACTTATTAATTGAAGTAGATGAGAACAACCTAACTCCAGGTCAGAACCTAGATATATACCCAGGAAAAGTCTTCCGTAGAAACGGTGGGGCTCCAGGTCAAGCCATCTTCGGTACTAAGTTCCCTAACGTATCTAATGAGAACATGCAGATGTTTGATAAGGCTCGTCAGTTATCTGATGAATCAACTGGTCTACCTAGTTTTGCTCACGGTCAGACAGGTGTATCTGGTGTTGGACGTACAGCGTCTGGTATCTCTATGCTTATGTCAGCAGCTAACGGCTCTGTAAGAACAGTTATCAAGAACGTAGACGACTATCTATTAGGCCCTCTAGGTAAATCATTCTTCTCCTTTAACATGCAATTCGATTATGACCCAGAGATCAAGGGTGATTTAGAAGTTAAAGCACAAGGTACATCTTCATTAATGGCTAACGAAGTTCGTAGTCAACGACTAATGCAGTTCTTACAAGTAGTACAGAACCCTGCTCTAGCACCGTTTGCTAAGATGGACTATGTTATACGTGAGATTGCTGAGTCAATGGACTTAGATGCTGATAAGGTTGCTAACAGTTTATCTGAAGCAGCAGTACAAGCTGAGATACTAAGGAAGTTCCAAGAAGCTAACCCACCAGAAGTAGACCCTAATGCAGAAGCAGCAGCAATGCAAGCAGCTATGGGTGCTAGTGGAGGTGCTCCTGATGCAGGTGCAATTAATGTAGGTGGGGCTCCAGTCCCAGGAGAACAAGGTTTCTCAGGTAATACTGGACAGACAGCAATATAACTAGGAGAATATATTACAATGAGTAGACTTACGGCTAGAGAAACAGTTGGAAGTACTAAGCAACACTTTGAATCACTCAATCAAAAGAGTTCTAAAGGTGTTGTTTATGTAGAAGAAGATACAGGAATACTTAAAGTAGGAAATGGTGCATCTAATTACAATGATCTTGTAGTTATAGGTGATTCTAATAAAGGAAACGGTGGCTATGAGTTTACTGGTGGTTTTACAGACAGAGTATCTGGGACTGCAGGTGCTTCTGACATAGGCAATGATGTAGAGTACACTCAAGCTATGGTTGATAGCGATGCTTGGTTACGTTTTGGCTTTAATGCTACAAGACAACAAGCTAACGATTCCCCTTACTGGGGTAATTCTCCAACTAACGCAGATGAAGCTCCTCATTCTGGTACTACTGAGTACATAGGTAAAGGTGTGTTCTCTGGTTCGTATATGCCAAAGAATGTAAACAATATGTTTAGCTTTGATGATGACTCAGCCTATAACGCTGCTAGTACATCAGGTACAGTTTATAACGCCGCTACAGGTTCGTACCGTATGGATGAGCTTATGGTAGGTGACTTCTGTCAGTTTAGATTTGACTTTAACTTAACTCCACAGTTTGCTAACACAACTGTAGAAGTAGGATTAATCTGGGCAAACAGGAATGCCTCTAATGTTGTAACCTATACTTTTGCTTTAACTGGTGAACCATTATTTTATGGTGCAGGAACAACAGGACAAACATTCCTTAACAGACCAATGATAACCGCTTACTTAGCTAGTGATGAAGATGTCAATGCTAGAGCACTACCTGCTATACGTGCAGACCAACCAATATTTGTACAACCATTGACAACACTATTTAGAGTAGGAAGATAACTTATGTCTATACGCATACAACGTAATGAAAATGCTAACGCTATTACCTTCGTGGGTTCTTCACAACCTGCATACTGGAACAACTGTTTAGAAGGTGAAGTCAATGAAACAGACAGCACTCGTGTAAACGTAGTAAACACAGTACGAACAGTAGACTCAGACAATAAAGTTTATGAGTTCTTTGCGGTTCCTTTTACAGAGTTTCGTACAGCACTAGGTACAGCGTTTAACACAGCACAAGAGTGTGCAGACTATATAACAGCCCAAGCTAACGCTACAGCTATTGGTATCATCGAATTCGGTGCTACAGATGTTGTAGACTTCCAAAGAGATGCTACTAACACAACTATACTAGCTTCTACAGGTCAGTCTTATCCTGTGAACAGTGTTAAAGCAGTTGCTCAAGCAGATGGAACAATAACAATTAAAGAGAATGTAGATGGCGGTGCAGACCTTATGAGGTTTGTTCGTAGAGCTAACGTTACTTTTGGTGGACAAACACAAGCACAACAACTTGCTCCAGTAGTAAACGCTATTAAT